GGTGGCCACAAACATATTGGCCAGCACCGTGCCCACTAACACATCCTTAATCCACAGCACCGGCGTGGTGACAATGGCAGTGATAAGACGCCAGAACGGTGACATACGCGAGGTGTTGGTAATCAGTCCCTCAGCCTTAACCACCTTGTTGAACTCGCTGCGAATCTCCGCCTCTGTGGTTGGCATACCGCTGTCTTTAAGCACCTGCTCAAAATCAACATTCGGCTTATTGGTCATAAGTCTGCCCTCGTCGATACCGCGCCAAAATCATAGGTTTCCGCCGTGATCCACAGCCGCTGTTTGGTTTCTTCCTGCACCACCACGCTGCCCGGCACTATGCGTTCATCGCTTTCCACCAATAATTCCAGCTGTGTAAACAGATCAGCGCGTAATGTTGGGCTGCGCTCGGCAACCAGCTGCGTGACCAAACCGCTTTCATAAATAGCGTGAACAATGTCCTGCCCGATGCTGATTTGGTTATTACAGGTATCAGGCTCATTACCGGCATTCAGTGAGAAATCATGATTTAAAATATATAAATCGACGTACTGCAATTCACTCATGCGCCCAGCTCCTGCCATTCCATTAGTTTTTCACTGCTCATCATTTCTTTCGGATAAATATTTACCGTGCCGATTGATTTGCTGTTATCCGTAATTTTTTTATTATTGTTATTAATTTCTTTATTCAGCCCGCCGCGCTCTATTCCTTTAACTTGGTTGCCTGTCGAAATGTTATTTCGGGTAAATTGCGTATTTCTCACATTGTTGATGGTGTTTTGCATAACGGGTGAGGCACTCACGCCCCCCGGCACAACAGGAACAGACTGAACAACGTTTGGCACGGTCTGTGGGTTAATACCTTGCGGCATCACCGACACCGCCTTGACCGTATCCGGCACAATGGCAGTCGGTGCGGTAGCCACTTGTGAGGCGGGTAAACCGCTGGGCATTTCAGGCAACGAATCACTGGCCGTTGAGGCGCTAATATTGACGCCGGGGATGAGGTTTAGCTTTTCAATAATCCAATCATACGAACTGGAAAAGCTTTGTTTCATTGACGCCCACAGGCCATTAAATAACTCACTGATACCAGAAACCATGCCGCTCATGGCATCGCTGAGAGAAAACCCCGTAATAGCAGAAACAACGCTATGCCATCCCTCAACAATAGACGCCCACACGTTTTTAAATATGTCGCCTACATAACCCATCACATTGATTAAGGACTGGAATGCGGCGGTATCCATTACAGCGCGTTTAATATCATCCCAATATTTAATCAGGTAATAGCAACCGGCGACTAACAGCGCGATAGCACCAATAATCAGTAATATCGGCCAGCTCATCAGGCTAATCCCGATCCCGGCAGTAATGGCCGCCATGCGCAGCGCCAGCAATACGCCGCGCGTAACACGTAGGATTGCATTCCATGCAAGCATCGACGTTCGCGCCAGCCATACCGCAGCGGTATAAAGCTTTGTAATGCTCATCAAGCCTGCCCAAATGCCTCTCAGCCCCATCATGATGAAACCAGAAACGCCCATCACAATATTGGCGATAGCCCCCACAGCAGCAAAGCTCAGCAACGCCATGGCGGCATAGCCCACCACGCGGGCAATGTTGGGAAACAGCTGCATCCAGCGGGCAAAAGTGGCGCCCATCTCAGCCAGCTTATTTAATACGGGATAGAGTACAGGGATAAGCGTTAGCCCAATCACGGTACGGATCGCCGTAAATACCTGCATCAGCCGATCCCACGGCTTCACCATCTTGGTGGCCATCTCCTGCGCCCGCTTTAGGCCATCACTGCCGCCCAACTCGGTAATATTGCGCTGTAGCACGCTTACATTGCCATACAGGTGTTTAATCACTGCTGAACTGTCACCAAAGGCCGCGTCCAGCTCCGCCTGCGCTTTAAGGTTGCCCTCAATACTGGCACCATACTTCCCTTGCAGTTTTTCCAACATCGCAGGCATGGCCAGCAGTTTGCCGTTGGTATCGGTAAAACTGAGTCCCAGCTTTTTAGCGCCCTCGGCGGCTCCGGTCATAAAGCCCTCATACGAGCTGCTAGCCTCCGTGCCAAGCGTTCTTTGTAACTGTCCCAACACTGCCAGCTGTTCATCCATCCCCACGCCGTAGTTGGAACCCACGCCGCGCGCCCCTTCCATCAAGTCTTTGATGGTGGCCATATCCGTGCCAAAGGTCTGCTTCATGTAGGCCATTTTTCCGGCCAGCTCTTCGGCAAACTGCACTTTGCCCACCTGCTGGGCGTATTGATTAAATTGGCCGAACATTTGCCCCATAAACTCGGCGGCTTCGCCTGCCGTGGTTTTCAGCGCGGTGGCCACAATGTTGGCCGTTTTTGTCACCTTCGGCAGTTCATCGCCGGTTAGCCCGATAATGGCCGCGTTGATATCAGCGGTAGACTGCACAAACTCCACCGCGCTGCGGCCATACTGCATGCTGAAAGTCAGTGCGGAATCACGTACCGATTTAAGCGCGGTATCATCCACACCCAGCGCCGATGCCTCCTGCAAAGCGTCGTACATTTCAATTGCCGGACTTAATGCGCCCTGAATGGTTTGGCCAACGCCCCACAATGCTGCCGCCCCGATCCCCACTTTGGCAAAGTGCGCCTGTGAATTCTCGGCAAACCCTTTCACCGCCCCCTGTGCCTGTTTTAATGGGCGGGTGAGTTTGTCGATAAGGCTTAATGTAAATTCAAGCTGTTTCACTTATCACCTTTAAAGGCCAGCGCAATACCATTGGCCACAGCGATACGGTGATATTCCCAATAACGGTTATCTAGCCATAATGCTGCCGCCAAATTATCCGGCTCATCATCTTCGTGGGGTAAATAATGACGGCGTAAAATCAAATATTGTTCTAAGCCGTTATTTTCGATAGCGCGTACCCGCGCCGTTAGTTTTTTACGCTGATTTCCAATACCGGCGCAAAGATTTCATTCACCTTGGTGGCCAGCTGTAATGCAGCCCCCGGCAGCTCTAAAATAGTGGTTAATGCTTCTTTGCTTTCAGCGGCCACAATACGCATCAAATAATTGTGCGCAGGGGAAACTTTATTATCCATCGCCATTTCATTAATGAATTTATTATAGGCTGTGGTATTCGGCTCAAACGTTAATTCAGTACCGCCCACTGCTAATACAATTTTTTTATTCGCCATTATTTATTTCTTCCCGTTTATTAATTTCATTAATTAATTGATTATGACGCGCCGCACATTGACCATATATTTCTGGCCATGCGTTTAAGGCTTCTGCGGCTGCGGTTCCCTGCGTTCCCGTTAATCGGGGTAAATCATTTTCCTGACATTTTATTTTCAGGTTTTCTTGATAGGGCACGTTCGGTTTGTTCAACGGTGGCGTTGTACAAGCTGACATACTCAGCAGACAGGCACACATTAGTAAAAACCGGCTTAACCATTTCCCTATAGATTTCTTTTGGTGGCTTGGCATTGCGTAACGCCTCAAGCGTTGTTTCTAACTCCCGCGCTGATTGGCTGGCCACCTTCTGCATGGCCGTTCTGGACTCATCACCGGCAGCGCTGGCCGCTTGGTTGATGGCTAATTCCAGACTATCGCGCCGCCAGTCATTGGCCTGCCATCCGGCGAAAAATGATGCCAGCAGCGCCGCAATCAACATCGCCAGCGTTCTGGCCATCAGCGCACCCCGTTATGCTCTAGGCTAAAGTGGTTGCCATCAGGACGGGATTTAAAGCGCCCGCCCCATGCACCGCCCAGCGATTCCCAATACTCACCCAGCGGTAAATAGTCCTCGGTTTTGGTTTTGTACTCGCCGTTCACAAACAGATTAAAATCCACGGCTAGGCGCTGGGTATGCAGACTATTGGCAATACCGGCACCGCTTTTCGCATTGAGCTTGGCCTGTTCCGGTGTGCGGTAGGCTTCGCCAAAGGTTAAGCGGTAGCCCTTATCGTTCGCCCACGTAATCAGCTGGGCAATCAGCGAAACAAAAAGCTGCTGTTTTTCACTTAACGTCATGGTTTCTTTCCTTTTAGCAGGCTTGCGCCTTTCTTACGTAACCAGTTTTCAAACCACGTATGCCCGGCAATACCTAGCGCTGTACCCAATGCAATGATGGCCAACGGCGGTAAATCGGGCACCCACAACAGCGCCGCGCCTGCTGTAACCGATACACCAGTTCCTAAAATCAAACGCCCTAAAAACTGCCGCTTGGTGATAGGTTCCGCCCCGTTCAACAACTGCCCCATCGCAATTAAAAAGCCTGCGATTAACAGCCCAAACAACGTTTTTTCATGCTCCTGCATCATCCATCCTTAGCCGATCAGGTTTTGCGTGGCTTCGCGTTCCAGATACGGGATGCCGTTGATGTGCACAAAGTTCGGGCTTGTCACCGCATACTTAATTTTGTGCGTCAGTGTGCTGCCGCCTTTCGGATCACCGTCCAGCACGTTACTCAGTGACAGCTTGCAGCCGAACGGCTCCACCTTCAGCTCTTCACTGCCCGCTTTGGCATAGAACATCAGATCCACCGGCTCAATACCGCGCCACGAACCGGCACGGCGGGCAATAGCGGTAATTTGCTGAAAGGTCTTGCTGCTTACTTCAATCTCACCTTCAGCGGCCACATCACCGGCCACCCAACCATCCGGCACACCCTGCGTACTGGCGGCGGCGCTGTTGTCCGTGATATCCAAGCTGACTTTCTCAACGTGGATCAATTCACCATCCAGACGAATATCAATCGACTGGCCTGATAGACGCTGACTCATGCGCTCACTCCTTCAATGCTGGTATCCAGTAACAGGCTCACCGTGATGGATTTCGGGCACTCATACGGACGCACGACCATGTAAACTTCCACCGCCGTGGCTGATTTCCAGACAATTGTCACATCTCCATCCTGCGGGCTTTTCACCTCACCGGGGAACGTCACACCGTTAATCTGTACCGAAATGGCCATTGCACGCAGCGTTTTAGCAAAATACGCTTGGTGCGCCGCAATGCTGCTCGGTGTGCTGTTTAGCGAACGATCGGCAATCTTGGCAATCGCCTGCAAGCGGATACGACGCGCCGCCTTATCCACGGTGCGCAGGTATTCGATCACCTGATAATCACCGCCTTCTGCATCCAACGTGCGACCATCAGACCAATACATGCCGTCATAGTCGGGATACCACATCGGTACGCTGTAGCGCTGCTTTTCAAGCGCCTGCAACGTGGCCAAATCCACCGCTGCACCTGTGCCATCAACCGGCAACGTATCACAGCCCAATTCCAGCAGTGCGCCGGTGGCCACACGCGCCGGGCTATCAGCAATCGTCACTGCCCGGTTACACAAGCGGCCAACCAAAACGCCCGGCTCATTGCCCCATAAGCGGGGAACCAACTGCACCGCAGATGCGGCAATGCCCTGCTGCAATGCACTCAGGCGCTCAAGATATTCCGCCCATGATTCTTCGGCATGCGGTGCCTGCACGGCCAGCGCAAACCAGACCCAGCGGCCATATTTGGCTATCAACTCACTGCGCAGACTGGACGCGGCATTAATTGGCGCTTTATCGCTAACATCATCAACCAACACCACGCCTTCAACCGATGCCACTGCCTGCGCTGCCCGCACCGCGCCTTCCCATGCTTCGGGTTCGCTGTCTTGCGCCAAAACATGCACGTATCCCGCCCAGTTCTGACCGGCGTTAAGCATGGCCGCTTTAACATTACTTTTAAGTGGGCTGTCTGCCTCACCCAGCAACGCATCAAAATCAGATTGGGTATTCACCGCCACCGTTTTGCCTGCGTTGGTTTTACCCATGCCGATATACAGCACGGTGCGCTCGATCTCTTTGGTTTCGCCTTGCAGCTGGTTAACTTGGTTAACCGTGACCTGTGGCCAACTCATGCCGATCCCCTAATATTTTGCGCGTTAACATCAGCACCAAAGCCAATGGCTTGCAGCTGACGCGCCAGCGCCTTATTAAAATCATCATCGCTCATGCCAATAAACTGGCGGGCGGGCACATCTACCGTCCACGATGTTTTTGCAGGTTTCCCCTCCATCGAACGGATGATCGCACCGGCTTTCGCCTTGGTGAGTAATGCCGCTATTTCTTTGTAACCCAACTTTTTCCAGCGCTTACCGTGGCGCACTTTGTACCCCAGTTTGCGCAGGCGCTTAGCCTGCTTCACGGTGGCGGGCTGATTGCCCTGTGCCTGATTTTTTGCCACCTGACGGCGGTTAATGGTCACGCTCATGCCGTTTTGCTGGCTGTACCCAATCACGCCCGCAGGCACTGGCTTAGCCCCGTTGCGATAGCCGCCCCCACTGAGATACAAGCGCACCGCCTGCTGTTGGGGCATTTCGCGGATATGCAGTAATTTCGGCATATTGCGCAGCATCTTGCCTTTGCGCTTGGTCTTACGCCCTGCCCACTTCTGACCATCCGGCGACTGCTGATTACGCACGTTGCGTTTGGCCGCCGCCATCACGCCATACTTGGCCATGCGCCATAAAAACCGTTGGCGCTTTTTCGGCGGTAAATCCAGCTTGGCCAACTCATCGCGCAGCGTTTTAAACTGCGCTTTGTTCAATTCACCGTGGGCAATCATTGCGCCTGTCCAATAGGTGCGCCTTGTTCATCCGTCCCAAATACCTGCGCGGTGAGCGCCGTCCAAACCTCTGGATCAGCTAACCGCCAGCGCTGGCCATCAAAGGGGATCGCCCCTTTTTCATCGGGCACAATGCAAAGCTCTTCAACCATGGGCACGGTCAGCACCACCGTGGCGGTTTCCTGATCGTCCACTGACACATCCCATTCCGGTGAACTGTCGTCTATGCCGTTCTCAGCAAACAGACTGCGGTCAGCCTCACTTAGCCACGCCGTCATTAGCGCCATCAGCAAGCGCGGATCACACTGGCGATATGGGAAACGCTCCCACGAAAACAACGCCGTGCTGCGTAGAATGGCTAAACGGTACTGCCCCAGCCCTAAATCCTTTTGCGCGGGTATGTACTGCATTTCATCCATTTCACTGTTGAATGCCAGCATTGCGCGGGGCGGCACGTTGTCTTTAAAAAACTGCGTGAGTGATTCCAACTGGCTCATACTTTGCGCACCGTGACCCTTTTCAGCCCTTTGATACTGCGGATCACAATGGATGCCTCCGCCAGTAGTCCGTTACGTGTTTCCGCACTTTCCTGCCCCGGATGAGACTCACGGCGGCCAATGGTGGCAAACTCGCCCATCAAATCCGCTTTTGCGCGGGCATAGACGGCCTTTTTGTATTGGCCACACAGCAGGTTTATGCCGTCAATGGCCACGCCCGGCACATCCTGCGCCTGCATATATCCTTCACTGCCATGCTTGGCGGCCACATCCCGCAGATCCCGATTCACTTCACCGGCAGCCGTTAACAACGCCTGCGCCACGGTGCCGCCATCAATATCGGGCGGAATGCTGCGCTGCTGCTGAAACTCTTTAAGGCTCAAATCAGGCCAAAAGCCGTCATTTGTCAGCGGTGCATCTTGGTAATCAATCGGTGTTCCACTAAACATAAAAACCTCGGTAAAGCGGGCTGACCGGCTTCCATGGCACATAGCACAGATGTGCATTGCCTCCACCGCGCCCGCTTGGCTTGCGGTAGTCGTTTTAACTCTTTTGCAGTGCCCGAATCCGTGCGCTGATTTGTTTGCGCATCGTGCCCACGCCCACGTTTTTATACAGTCCCTCGGCCTGCGCCAGCATAAGCCCGGCTTTTTCCAGCTGTTCCACGTCATCCAAGGCGCTGGCGCGTGGCTTGCCTTCATCGTCACGCAGCATCAGAAGCCCGGCGAACTTGAACCATTTGGCGGTGATTTCTTCATGTAACCGCCAGTTTTGCGTCACGTTGGTAAACGTGCGCGAAAAGTACGGCTCTACGCCATCGCCGCAGCTGGCGGCCATTTCAGCCCATGCCAGCATGGTGTCAGCCACAAACGCCGGAAACTTACTGCGAAAATTGCCCGGTGTTTCCTGTCCCTGCGCAATCGCTACATCAGCCCAATCCAACGCCTGATCAAACTCTTCAACGTCAAACAGCCACACTACGCAATGAGACAGAATTGGGTTTTGGTACACCTCGTCGCTGTCTAAATACGCCTGCGCGGTGGGCAACCATCGCGGCAGCAGTTCATTGCGTTTCATGACGGTGCGATCACGCAGCGTATCGAGATTACGCAGCCGCTTAACGTCACTTTCTAACGCAGCCAACTGCACATGCAGGCTATGTTCAGCGTCTAATACCTGACACTTTTCCAGCGCCTGCCGGGCTTTGATTTTTGCGTTATGACGTTGAGCGGGTGACAACATGGCTTATTCTCCGGCTGGCTCTGACGGCTCGGTCACTTTGCCGATAGTCACGGCTGATTCATCAAATGCCGCATAGAGTTCTGGATACTCCACCGCATAACCTTCGTTACGCAGGTATTTGTTCTCGAACTGTTTGCGGTCATCCACAAACTCAGCTTTACGGAATCGGGTTCCGCGCTGGGTATAGATGTGCAAGTTGGTTGGCATCGTCACCACCATGCGCTTGCCCGGGAAGAACGGCGGCACCATTGCAGGACGTCCTGCAATAGACTGCGACAGCATTTGCGCGGCAATCTTCTCAGTCGGGCGATCTGCGGCCTGATAGAGTCGATATTGCTCGGCGGCCACAAGGTCAGCACCAACCATCACGGTAAGACGTGGATCGTTACGGAATTCCTGTGGAATTTTGCTGTTAATCAAATCAGAGGCCATGGCATCCAGTGATTTATAATCCCCATCAACATCTAACGTGATGGGATCACTAATAATCTGACTGCCTTCGCTAAAGGTGCGCACCAGCTCATGCCAACCAATGTTCACATCCTCGCCGTTCGGGTTTTCACTGCTTTTAGTCGTTTTGGCCACGCTCTTGCCGTTAAAGCCAATACGCAGCATATCCAGACCAAAAGACTGATTGGTAAATGCCTGCATACGCTGGAAGAATTCTTCTTCCGTGCCTGCGTTTGCCCAAACGGATAACATGGCAAAAGTCAGCGCGGCGCCAGAGTCAGTTTCAACGAGTTTGTACTCGTTACCCTCAACGCCCACCGCACGGCTATAACGGCCACCTTCAACGCGCCCCGTAAACAGCCCCGGATTACCCACGCTGACAACCTGCCCCTGTAGCTGGTCAACATCAGCAACTGTAATCAGCTGCATAAAATCATTACTTTCCAGCAACGCATCACGCAGTTTTGTTTCTTTCGGATCGGTCAAAGAGAAATAACGGGAAATATCATCCGCGTTATAGGATTCTCTCAACCCATCGCAATAATTGCGCAAATAACCACGCGCTCGTGAATTCAACATTATTTATCTCTCTCGCAATCATGCGATTAATGTTTAGTTTTAATTACCCTATTACAGGTATTCGAATGGCTTACGACCTGTACCCGGCTTTTTATTTGGTACTTTGGTGAATTTTTTATTCATATCACCCAGCTTTCCCATAAATTCGGGCAAGTTGTCACGCAGCTGTGCAAATTCTTTGGTGTCTACGACTTCTTTAATTGTCTCAACATCAGAATCCGTTTCTTCCTGACTTTGTTTAAGTTCAGCAAGCGTCTGTTCAAGCTCAGCAATTTTATCTTGCGCGGCTTTTAGCTGTTCCGCTAATACGGTAGCGTCATCACCCGTTAAATCATCACCACTGCCAGTGGTTGAATCATCAATACCGAACTTGTGATACCATTTCTTTTTACCCTTCACGCCTTTCCCCTTATTTAATTCGTTAATATCAAAGGCGACCGCCCGATATTGGCTAAAACGCATATTGCGATTTCGCTTACTAAATTTCATTTGAGTGGTATAAACACTCGCCGGTTCATCAGTCACCCCCAGCCCTTCAAGGTACGTTTTGCCTGTACCGCGAAAATTCCCCGTGGGTGTAAATTCCGCAGAGGTAAATAAAAGCTTTCCCTCAGCATTTGCGGCAACCATGGCCAGTGATGGGCATAGCTTGGCATATAGCTTCAACACACCTTCTTCTTCGCGGGCTTGCACTGCCTGCACCTGTCCCACTGGACCATAGGATCGCGAATGTTCAGGCCAAAGCTGGGCGGTATATAAAATAGGATCGTAGAGCTCTGCCGCTTCCAATATCCATTGACGCTCTATATTTCGCCCGTCTAACGTTTTTCCCTCTGCGGCTATACATAACCAGTCTGTTGTCAGATGTGAAACTGACATTTAATTATCTCCATCCGCCCTGTGATTTGCAGTATTACTAATATTTCTCACTACTGCATTCTGTTTAATTCGTATAAATTCGGATATACACCTATTACCGAACCAGCACGAATTAAGCCCGGCGTTTATTCATAAATATCTCTGCATAATAAAGCCTATGGCTAAATACTCTCCTGAATTAATCGGCGTGGCGCGTGCTCTCTATTTAAGAAGAATGACGCCGAAAGAAATCGCCAACGAATTAAATCTGCCGAATGCGCGGATTATTTACTATTGGGCTGAAAAAGGTCAGTGGTCTGATTTACTCAGCCACGAAAGCACCGAGGAAGCGATAGAACGCCGCTACCAGCTGCTGGCCGGTAGGGATAAAAAAAGTGATATTGAATTAAAGGAAATGGAAATCCTGATCGCGCATGCCGTGAAGTTGCGGGCGCAATCTAATAAACACAAAGAAAAACTGGCGGCAGCGAAAGGTGATGGCCAATTTACTGCGGGCACAGACGACAGCGAACGCCCAACAAAAAATAAAAAGTATCGCAAAAACGATATCTCCAGCCTAACCCAAGAAGATTTTGACACATGGGCTGACAAACACCTGTTTGGCTATCAAAAGCACCTGCGTTTGAATATCGCCCAGACGGTACGCAATATTCTTAAAAGTCGCCAGATTGGTGCCACCTGGTACTTTGCTTTTGAAGCATTCGAGAACGCGGTATTAACCGGCGATCCACAAATATTTCTCTCCGCCAGTAAGGCACAGGCCGAGGTTTTCCGCTCTTACATCGTCAACATTGCCCAGCAGTATTTTGGCATTGATTTGACCGGTAACCCGATCCGCTTAAGCAATGGCGCAGAACTACGCTTTTTGTCTACCAACAAAAACACCGCGCAATCTTACAGCGGGCATTTGTACTGTGACGAATATTTCTGGGTGCCAAACTTCACCCATCTTAATGAAGTGGCCAGTGCCATGGCCACGCATGATAAATGGCGCACCACCTACTTTTCGACGCCATCAGCTAAAACCCATCAGGCTTACCCATTCTGGACAGGGGAAGAATGGAAGCGCGGCAGCAAGAAACGCGAAAAGGTTAAATTCCCCGAGTTTGACGAACTGCGCGACGGTGGCCGCGAGTGCCCAGATGGCCAATGGCGCTACATCATCACGATGGAAGATGCGATCCGTGGTGGCTTTAACTTAGCTGACATTGAACGCCTGCGTAATCGCTACAACGATGCCACCTTTGCCATGCTGTACATGTGCGTATTTGTGGATAGCAAAGACGCCGTATTTAGTTTTGAGGACTTGGAGCGCTGCGGAGTTGAGCGGGAAATTTGGCAAGATTTTGACATCAAGCTAAAACGCCCATTTGGCGATCGTGAAGTTTGGGCGGGCTATGACCCGGCACGTTCCGGCGACCTCTCGACGTTTGTGATTATTGCCCCTCCGCTTTTAGAGGGTGAAAAGTTCAGAGTATTGGAAATCATTAGCTGGCAAGGCATGTCGTTTCGCTATCAGGCCAACAAAATTAAAGAACTATTCGCAAAATACAATATTCGCTACTTGGGGATAGATATAACTGGCCTAGGCAATTCGGTTTTTGAAAACATTCAGTATTTTGCTGGCCGCGTCGCCGTGCCTATTCGCTATAGCGTGAAAACCAAAGACGAGCTGATTTTAAAAGCGCTGGACGTTATCAGCAGTAACCGCATTGAGTGGCCAAAAGACCACACCGAAATCCCCGCCAGTTTCTTGGCCATCCGCCGCACCACAACCAACAGCGGCAACTCTATGACCTTTGTTGCCGACCGCAGCGCGGACACCGGTCACGCAGAAGCTGCTTTTGCTATTGCACACGCTCTGCATAACGAACCGATTAACTACGAAAACCGCCCAACATCTAAATGGAGGCTGAAAAAAGCCGCATGAAAAAGCATAAACAACGCGCCATGAAGCGCCAGCCAACACAAAACAAACGCAAAATGAGCCTTATCACGCTAGGTAAACCAGAACCCATCCTGACGACTGGCACGGATTATCGTGATATCTGGTATGACAATGAATATGACCATTACACGTTACCTATTGAACGCCTTGCACTGGCACAACTGATTAACCTGAATGGCCAGCACGGCGGCGTACTTTATGCCCGGCACAATATGATCGCGTCTGACTTTCTCAGGGGTGGCCTGACCCATGATGAATTCAGAGCGGCCATTTTTGATTATCTGACTTTTGGCGATGTGGCCATTTTGAAAGTGCGTAACGGCTGGGGCGACGTTATTGATTTAGCGCCGTTACCGGCACTCTATACCCGTGTACGTAAAAGCGGGGAATATGTGGTATTACAAGACGGTGAACCGCTGGTTTATCCCGAAGAAGATATTATTTTTATCCGCCAGTATGACCCACAGCAGCAAGTTTATGGCCTGCCGGATTACATCGGCGGCATTCATGCGGCACTACTCAACAGCGAAGCGACAATTTTCCGCCGCCGCTATTACCACAACGGTGCCCATACGGGCGGCATTCTCTACACCACTGATTCCAGTATGACCGATGAAGTAGAAGAAGAGATTGAACGCCAGCTGTCCGAAAGCAAAGGGATCGGGAATTTCAGCACCATCTTGGTAAACATTCCCGGTGGCGATGAAAAAGGGGTGCAATTTATTCAGATGGGAGATATTGGCGCGAATGATGAGTTTGCCAACGTGAAAAACATCAGCGCCCAAGACGTTCTCAACGCACATCGATTCCCTGCGGGGTTAGCTGGGCAAATTCCCCAGAACGCGGGCGGTCTAGGCGATCCAGAAAAAGCACGTAATACGTACCGAAAAGATGAGGTAATCCCTGTTCAACGTCGTTTTCGTGACGCTATCAGCGCCGATCAGGAAATCCCAGAACATTTACACCTTGTTTTTGACGTTGATACAACAAAGGCGGGTGCGGTATGAGAAGAAAAACGCTAAAATTCCAACAGTTAAATTCTATTGGAGCCAGAAACATGCGCGTTTTGAAAGTAGAATGTCCTGACTGCGGTGCGAAGGCTGTCATTAAGAAAACAAACCGTAAGCACCGCGAAATTGCAGATGTTTATTGCGCCTGTAGCGATGTAGAGTGCGGGCATACTTTTGTACTTAATTTGACCTTTTCGCACACTATTAGTCCTAGCGCAAAAACAGGCGATAAATTACTAAAATCAGTCGTCCAAGGGCTAAACCCTAAACAGCGACAATACGTTTTAGATTTATTGCAAACCGCTGCCACGGCCTGACACTAAACCTCCATTCTGGAGGTTTTTTTCTTCCTGCTCCCGCTCATCCAGTTGCCGTAATAAATCATCAGTTAACTCAGCAATCCAAGCCAATGCCAATACGCGGTCATCACCTGCGCAAAGGTTTTTTGTGACCATTCTTGCTATCAAGTTAATCCGTTGCAAATCTATAGATTCAAAAAATAAATCTGCCACGACTCCCCCAAAGGTCAATTCATTTACTGTGTATTTATACAGTACCACATGTAATCAGAAATAGTGAACCAATTTATGCCACTGATATGGTTCACTATTACGTAACGTATTAGTTCCAACCCGGCCATCTTTGATGTTCTGGGCTAGGCTCCACCTCAATCAGGCGATCATTTCGCCACGCAAGTGAACGCCCCTCACTGATTTGTAACCGGCTACCTCGCATTAGGATGTTTATTTCGTTATCACTACCACTAAAACCCCGGCTTTTTAACTCATTCGATAATCGTCGCCATTCATCTGGCGTACAGTTAGTGACAGAACTCCAAGGGGCGCCGTTGCCGCCAGAAACACCGGCCTCCGCTGACGCTATGGCCAACTTCGGCACTATTGCCCACTTAACCAACCGTGTAACCACTTCCGAATTGAGAACCACAGGGGAATAAACCCCAGTAACACGCTGTACATCTTCTCCGTACTGGTTGCCCTGCTCAGTGATTTCATAGGCGAGACGAACGGTCAGATCCCGGCGTTTAACAAATGCGCCGCCCTGACATTCGGTGTAGGCGTACCAATTATTGTTATCCGCAGCAAAACGCACGTTATCCATATCCTCAGTGGGTAGGATTTGTTCATCACCCGGCAGGCGTCGCAGTTCACGCCATACCGTCACCGGCGCACCGCCAATCTGTTGAAACTGACGAATACGCCAGCGGCTAGCCCATGCAGACACAGATTTGGCCATATCTTTTAAGCTCTCACCGGTCTGATCGTCTTTTTCACCGTCCAGCGCGTAACCGTCGATATTCTTTGAAATGTATTTGGCGATATACCCCGTAGCGCTGCCCTTTTCTTCCTCAATCGGCACCGCATGAAAACGGGCTTTTCTGGCCTCTGGCGTATCCAGTTCGTGCGCATCTTCCTCATAGGCATATTTACGTAAAATTTCGCGCACCTGTTCAACGTGGCAAGGTTGCATAAAAAGCAACATATGCCAGTGCGGCGTACCATCATGGTGCGGCTCTGCCACACGAAAACCGAAAACAGAAATTTCCTCACGCTTAAGCGCAGCGCGGGCACGCGCCCAAACCTTACACAAATACTTTTGCGTCGTGCGAGGATCTGCGCCGTTCCATTGCTTAACGAAACCACCGCGACTATGGACGGCGTGATAAGCCGATGGCGCGGTGATGGTGTAAAACTCGCCCGCACATCCCATGTCTTTTGCTAAATCTTCAAAACCTCTCATTCGCACCATTAATTCACATCTCCTAATTGCAGGGTTTGCACTACTGCCATTAACCATGTCTTCCATAGAAACACGCTGGCCGGTGTCTTTATCTTCCAGTTCAAAAGCTTTGAAGAATTCGCGGTTTCGTTTCTTCTGCTCAATCCATTCATGCAACCCACCGCGTGATACATACGCAGATGCAGCCTTTTGCACCTGTCCCACAGCAATGGCCAGATGCTCTCTATGCAAATCACGGCGGCGCTTTAAGCGCACTAGCCACCAATCCGCAGTCATCATGCGCAAAATGCCAGATTCGGCGGATTGCGTAGGCAATGAACGGCGGCCATTGATAAATGCAGCCCAATAGGGCGGCACTGTGCCAATCTGCTCGGTTAGCTCACCCAAATAGCGAAAAGCAGAAAGTGTGCGCTGACGCATAGCAGCCGCATCAGGTGCCTGCTCTGCGCAATGCTCTTCGGTAAATGCCATAAACGCCTGCGCTATATAGTCCGCCGCATCGGCAGACAGCTTGCGCAGCTCATCGCGGTTTAACGTTGGCAGGTCTTTTAGCTGGGGATAAAAAGGAAACGTAGCCTCTGCAATTTGCGGGCTACACTGGCGGTATTGATCAGCGACTAAACGCAGACGTGGCAATATGTTTTCACCCACGGTAGTGCGTAAAAACGTATTGGCACGGCGGCGAGCTTCGTGTGGCTCACTGCTGCTAAAGATTTTTGTGTAACGCTCAACAAAATAGCGGGCGAGATAGTTGGGAATATCTTTCAGCAGACTATGGCGCCACTCATGATCGGCACTGTCCAAGTGCCATAAATCACGCTCGGCCATACTGATATCTTGTGGCGCACCCGGAGCAAACTGCTCACACCGCCATTGATTGACGGCGTGATAGGCTTCGGGCTGTACGTCGATAACGTCCAGCATTAAGCACCTGCCCAATTTAATTCGCGCAACGCCTCAAGATAAAGGCCAGCCAGTTGTTCAACGAGTAGCAGATAATCAGACTCATTAAATTGAGGATTACCATTCACAGCACGCCCAACGCACTCGCTGACTAAATCACGTAGCAGCATTACCTTGCGGTCATAAATGGCCAGAATGCCCCAAGACGTTACCCCCGCATGGGTGTGGGAAATTTCCAACACCAAACGACGCGGGCGGGTTTTCGTTTTCTCCTGCACAGCAATGGCAAGGTGGCTATTGATGATTTTACGCATGGCTCACCCCTGATTTTATAATCAGTTCACCAGCGCATTTCTGGCTACCAGCTGCGGCACCAACGCTGCGCGGCGCATTGATGAGATCAATAGAAAATCCGCTATACAGATAACGCACCATATCCAGATCGCTATTGGAGGCGATAACCGGAATACCACGCGCAGACAAACGGCGCAGCTTTCTGGATAGGCGGCCATGATCAAGGTGGGTAAAATTTTGTGTATGGTATGCGGTAAAGTTTTCCCCATCAGTGAGGTATGGCGGATCGCAATAAACGACATCCCCACTTTTGACCATACTCAGTGTTTCGCTGTAATGCCCGCATATAAACTTTGCTCGCTTAGCTTTTTCAACGAATGCATAAATTTCTTTCTCTGGAAAATAGGGCTTTTTATATTTTCCAAACGGTACGTTAAATTCACCCTTTTGGTTATAGCGGCATAGCCCATTGAAGCAGTGGCGATTAAGGAAAAAGAACATAGCTGCACGTTCTGCAGCGTCGTTGGATTTTGAGTTAAACGCTAGCCGCACTGAATAATATTCTTCTGGCGTATTTGATGTTTTAAAAAAGCATTCAGCCAGCGATAAAAAATCGTCGGTATAACAACTCATAAACTTATACATATGAATCAAATCCTGATTCACATCAGCTATCAGGTAAGACTCATAATCAGTATTCATCATCACAGCACAGGAACCGGCGAACGGCTCAACAAGGCGATCACCCGCAGGTAAATGCGGGCGTAACGTTTCCATGATTCGGGCTTTACTGCCTACCCATTTTAGCGGCGTCCTTATCAGTTCCATGCCGCACCCCCTTTGCTATCCAAACTCGCTGACTCTTCGCGGATTAACTCAATGATTTCCGCAGCCGAAAGACCATTATTCGCAGCCTCTGCGGCCAGTTTATCCAAGCGCATAGAGCACTTATCAGCGGCATGTTTCTCACCTTCTAAACGGGCTAAATTCAGCATGGCCGTTAACTGCGTTGTGTCGTTATTGCGGTTTAAATCTTGGCGTTTCATATGTTCGGGCATAGGTATTTCTCCAAATTTAGGCAAAGAGAAGCCCGCGGCTATACGGGATAACCACAGGGATTCGGTATTTATTGATTACTTAATGAATGGTTGTTTTATCTGGGCACCGGCTGAATTTGCTGTTTAGCTGCGGCAATTGGTGAAGCTCAAACGTGTTAGCCCACCAGGAGTGAATCAACGTAACAACTTCACCGTGGCCTAACATACCCGCCATAGCATTGACTGATTGAATCGCACCAAGTGCCTGCGCCTGATCTGCGCACTGCTGTGATTCGCGATAAGCCCGGCACCAAAATGCCGCATTTGCCGCAAGCCACTGGCGCGGGTTGGTCATGTGTTCAGTGTCGTTAAACATGAAGCTGCCCAATGAGACCCGGCCTTTTACGATCTGGCATTTTGAAATAAAGAAACGCACGTAGTTATGCGGTACACGCCAACTATCCAAATCCTGATATAAGCCTTCTAATTCAACGGTGACAATGCGCATAAAGCCTCCTTAATGCTGCTGTGTTTCTTTGGCTGCAATGACCTGTTCTGCCTGCCATAGCAGGCGTGGCGCAATGACCATTTCCACCCCGCCCACAGGTGCTGGGCTGATGTTTTCAGCGGCACCCGTCGAGCAAAAATCTTCTTTGGCCAAATCGTCAAAACGACCTATTAACGCCTTAATGCGCTGAATACCACGGCGCAGTTTTACCAAGTCTTTAGCGTCAATAGCTTCCCAGCTATACCGGCATAAAACAGGCGGTAAGCCAGCGGCATGAAGCAACACGCCGCGCTGTTCGGCTGAAAGGCTTTGCCATACACGCTTTGCGCGGTTAAAACGCGGATCAAGCTGGCGGCGTATTTGGCTTAGCCAAAATTTATGGTCTGCCATGATTACCCCCTTAATCCCATCAAGCGGAACCACCAAGGGCGGCGCTTTGCTTGCTGTGGTTTATTAAAACGGAATTCACTGACACATGGCGACCAACGGCGACCATCTGGCAGCTCAAGCCAGCCATGTGCATCTGCGGCCAATTGCGGCGCTGGCGATTGTTTTTTAAGGAGTTTGATAAATACCTGCATTTTGTATGCTCCCTACATCACGTTAGGTATGACGGCATTAACTGCATCAACTGCGGCGGCCATCATCGGCGTGGATTGGATACGCGCTTCAACCGATAAGACGATCAGCGAAAGATTGCGGATCGCGCTGTTGGCTTTATCTAAAATCGCGTTACGGCGGGCGGCGGTCATTGGTTCTTGTGATACGGCTTGCGCAGCAATCTCCCCCACTGACGCCGTGGCGCTCAGAGTGCAAAGCGGCAGGTTTGCCGGTTTGGCCTCATTGCGCGGCACAGATGGCAGGCAATTGATTTGTGCCAGAAGCCCATCCAGCAAGCGGGCATCTTCAGTAAAATCAGTTAGCGCAATAATTTCCGGCACGGTCAAATGATGGGGCTGCTCAGGATTCAGCTTGTTACGCAGCGTTTGACCGCGTAAGCCGATTTCCTCGGCTAGCTGTTCCAAATTATGCCCCTGTGAAAATGCTCGGCATGCCGCATCAAAGTGCGCATGTTTGGAGGTTTGATAATCAAACATGGTTAATCACTCCAAAAGTTCGCAAACTAGAATTAATGAACGGCTGCAATATTTAGCGTGAAATTCGAATGACCTAAAATTTCACGCATCTGTTGGCTTTTGTACTTCGCGTACTTGATTCGAATACGACCGCCAGCACGGGATTTACCGGGGGCTATAGATTTAGGAATAATTTCCAACTTTCCTTTTTCTTTCCATTTATAAACGGTATGTACAGACATTCCCTCTAGCTGGGCAAACTCTTCTGGGTACACCCATTCGCGAGGGATACTTATTGAAATAGTCTCTGCCATGCTTCAAAATCCTCTATTGCTTTCGTATCTGTTAGCACCTAGTCGTATCTAGGAGCATTTAACTGTATTTTTTTGCATGCACTCCTATTTGAGAGCGTTTTATTTATACACTCTCATTTTGGAGCGGTCAATAAATTTAGTCTTGGATAAGAGCAAATGAGATTTGAAACTGGGCACTCTGGTGCAATTGATCGAATCATGGAAGCCTATGGCTTTCGTTTCAAAAATGACCTTTGCCGCCACTTTGGGATTGTATCTAGCACATTGGCTAGCTGGCTAAAACGCGACCACTTCCCAGCACCAATGGTTATTGAATGTGCATTGGAAACAAAGGTTTCCTTAGAATGGCTAGCTACTGGAAATGGCAATAAATACGAGCATTCATCAAGCGATATTGAAACATTAACTAGCTATATCATTAAGGACGGGAAGCTAAATCAATCCGGCAAAATGATGTTTGATAAGGTGTTTCTTCCGAATGGATTGAAAGATCCATATGTAGTCCGAAGTGATAGCGCGACATACTTTGTCGACAAAGGCGCTTCTGAACATATTGATGGCCGTTGGTTAGTAGAAATCGAAGGCAAACATAGCATTCGCGAATTGGCGTTTATCCCTGTAAAGCGAGTTAAAGTTTTAGGTGGCGGGATTCCATTCGACTGCGGTGTCGATGACATAAAAATTATTGCGCGGGTGGTTGGGGTTTTTAGCAAGGAATAGTATGACAGTAAGAAAGCAATCTAGCGGAAAATGGCTTTGCGAGTGCTATCCCAATGGCAGAGATGGCAAAAGAGTACGCAAGCAATTTGCCACCAAAGGTGAAGCGGTAGCGTTTGAGAACTTCACCATGGATGAAGCCAGTAACAAGCCTTGGATGGGTGAAAAGGCCGACCGCAGAAAGCTTTCTGAAATCATTAAGCTTTGGGATTCACTGTATGGCCAAACCTTGGCCGACCCAAAGCGGATGAATGCAAAACTAAAGATAATTTGTGATGGCGTAGGTGATCCGCTAGCAATTGAGTTTTCGGCTGCCGATTTTTCTGTTTATCGAGAGAAAAGGCTGAAAGGTGAAATCGTAACGCCAGAGGGCGTTGTGCTTGCCAAGGTAAAACCTCGTACCGTTAATTTGGAACAACTAAATTTATCTGCGGTTTTCAGCACATTAAAAAAGCTAGGCCATTGGCCTGCACCAAATCCATTGACTGGTTTTCCAATGTTTAAGCTCCATGAAAGTGAACTTGCCTTTCTGGATAATCTTGAAATAAAAAGACTGCTTGATTCTTGCTCTGAATCGACTAACCCGCATCTGCTTACCATCGCTAAAATCTGCCTTTCAACTGGCGCAAGATGGAGTGAAGCCGAAACCTTAGAAGGGCATCAAGTTAGCAAATATAGAATCTCATTCATAAAAACAAAGGGAAAGAAAAACAGGACAGTTCCTATCACCCAAGAACTTTATGAAGAGTTGCCAAAGAATCGCGGGCGATTATTTACCCCTTGCCGTAAAGCTTTTGAGCGAGCGGTAAAAAGAGCGGGGATCACGTTGCCTGATGGCCAATGCACCCATGTGCTAAGGCATACCTTTGCAAGTCACTTCATGATGAATGGCGGAAACATTTTAGTATTGAGAGACGTTCTCGGCCATGCAGACATACGAATGACCATGATTTACGCGCACTTTGCCCCTGACCATTTGGAAGATGCAACAACAAAAAACCCACTGGCTAATTTAAACTGGCAGCCTAAAAGTGGCGACGATTTGGCGGCAGGGATGATAAACGGGTACGAAAAGGCACTAATAAATACCAATCATGTGCATGATAAATAAGAATAATATAGCAAAATCATACATCACCAAAGGTATGTAGTAATTTCGGACGGGGGTTCAAATCCCCCCAGCTCCACCAAAATTCTCCATCGGTGATTACCAGAGTCATCCGATGAAGTCCTAAGAGCCCGCACGGCGCAAGCCCTGCGGGCTTTTTTGTGTCTGTTGCTGTCCGAGAACATCCGGCTAAATCCAGAGAAAATTGGTACACGTTTAGGTACACGCTATACAGTGGTCCATTAAACGTGTACCAATTATGGAAGGGATCCAGACATGGCGCGCATTACACGCCCCCTCACTAACAACGAAATCCTGAAAGCGAAACCCCGCGAAAAAGACTTCACCCTGCATGATGGTGATGGCCTGTTCTTACTCGTCAAAACCTCCGGTAAAAAACTCTGGCGCCTCCGTTATCAACGACCGGGAAGCAGCAGCCGCACAAATTTGAGTCTCGGCTCATACCCTGCCCTTACACTCGCAGCAGCTCGTCAGATACGCGACCAGCACTTAACCACGCTCGCGCAAGGCATGGATCCACAACAGCAACAGGAACAAGCGTCAGAACAACGCCAGATTGAGTTAGACAGCATTTTCTCAACAGTGGCTGCTAACTGGTTCCAGATTAAAAGCAAAAGTGTCACAAAGGATTATGCAAAGGATATTTGGCGTTCTTTGGATAAAGACGTGTTCCCAGCAATCGGTGCGATACCCGTTCAGGAGATAAAGGCCAGAACGATTGTCGAAGCATTGGAGCCAATAAAAGCACGTGGCGCATTAGAGACGGTTCGTCGCCTAGTCCAGCGTATTAACGAGATAATGATTTACGCGGTTAATACCGGTCTGATTGATGCAAATCCGGCGTCAGGTGTTGGAATGGCATTTGAGAAACCCAAAAAGCAAAACATGCCCACGCTACGACCAGAAGAATTACCCGAGCTGATGCGTTCTCTGGTCATGTCAAATCTAACTGTTTCGACTCGCTGTCTTATTGAGTGGCAGCTTCTGACCCTAGTGCGTCCTTCTGAGGCTTCTGGTGCTCGCTGGGTAGAGATCGATCTCGATGCCAAACTCTGGACGATTCCCGCCGAACGAATGAAGGCTAAGCGTGAACACATTGTTCCTTTATCACCACAAGCATTAGAAATTCTGGATGTGATGAAACCTATCAGTGCTCATCGTGAGCATATTTTCCCAAGTAGAAATAATCCAAAGCAAGCTATGAATAGCCAGACGGCTAATGCTGCGCTAAAAAGAGCTGGCTGGAATGGGAAGTTGGTTGCTCACGGCTTACGCTCTATAGCTAGCACGACGCTCAATGAAAAAGGATTTAATCCAGACGTCATTGAAGCAGCACTAGCACATACTGATAAGAATGAAGTAAGAAGAGCATACAATCTCTCTGTCTATTTGCAACAAAGAGTAGAACTGATGCAGTGGTGGGGGAATTTTGTAGAAAATAAAAGAAATTGAAGCAACCTCATCCCTTAGTGTGTGCATTGCTGCTCTTGAGCGTCATAGGGTAGCTAAGGTTACGTGTAACTTACCTACCGTAATCAGCCCTAGTATATCGAAAAATCGTGTAGGGCATATTGGTTGCATTGACAATAACTTAGCAATTCAATAGGCTTTTTTCAATTGTTTTTTTTCTAAGAAATTCAAAAGATCGACATTACTCCAGTCCACAAACCAAGGATTTGCTACAGAATAACTTATAAAACTATCTATTTCATTATTGTTAGGAGTAGCTTCTTGCAATTCTTTTAGAATTGACTTCAACCATATTTTTTTCCATTTTAAATCAATATACGGACAGGACATAACATCCAAAAAAAGCATTGCCTTTTCACTATAATCTAAAATATTATCACTTGACATTAACTTTGAATTTATAACGTCAATAATATTATTCTTAAGTGAATCATAAACCTTTTTATCTTTCACAATATACAGACAGGACACTATGTCAAAATAGGAATCAACTTCACTAAAAACATCCTCAACCAACTGCTTTGATAGGTATCTATCTTGATCTAACTCTCCAATAACATACATAATATTATATGCTTCAAGACTGACCAAATTATCAATGGTTTTTTTTCCATTTTTAGCGGCTTTAAGAAAGTCTTCAATTTCAAAATAAATATATGATGCAATAAGATCACTATAAGATGGGACTTTAGCCTTAAAATATCTTAGGGTTACTATAAGTATTGATGCTAGCTTATATGATGAACTAACAGAAGGTGCAACTCTGAAAAAAAATAATGAAATATGAAGCAAAACATACATTACATTATATATATCTTTATCTTCTGCTTGATTAACTGAAGAAGTTAATTTTTTAATTCTTTCAAAAATAGCAGACACAATATAGGAGGAAACCTCACCATATCCTGATTTTCTTTCGGAACATATAATTTTAACCTCATCTATAAACTTGTTTGCTAATTTCCTGTTATTGTATATAGACTTAACAATTAATTTCATTTCATCGTCATATGAAATAAATGAATCAATAAAAACATTCATCCTTTGATTGACATGATGAATAATTTGCGTTTTTGCTGTGATAAAAGGCCGACTGTTTTTTGTTACCTTACCCAAATTCACATGCATATTATATTCATTTAATTTATCAGCATAAACCTTATATATTATTTCGGCGTTAACTTCATTCTTGGAAAATATAAAAACATCATCAACATAACGACGAATATCATAGTCAACACCTTTATTTAAGGGTGTATCAATATTTCTTAACTTAAATTGAACATTCAAATCTATTTTTTGAAATATAACCTCAGCGAATATACGACTAATTTCCGGACCAATTATCACACCATGAGTTTCATTAAAATTGCAACGTTGCATTAATTTATCGAATGCATCACCAAAATTTAATGATTTATTAGCCAACATGCCTTTAGTGAAAGTTTTAGTTTTTGTAGCCCATGAAATTGAATGAGTATAGATACTATCAAAACATTTTGAAACGTCTAATGTATATAACGTATTATATTTACGCTCAAGGTCAATGAAATCATTAGACATAAAAAATTTATACAAACGATCATAACCGTGATAGCCAAAATATGATGAAGCATGCCGAGTCAATAGTTCGTTTTTGTCAGTATCAACAGGCCCTCTCTTATATAAATTCTTATCTTCCAGCAAATTTTTATAGTAATAAGTACTTGCAACCTTTACTGGTCTCCGAATAGAAAAATCACTCTTAGAACAGAAATTAATCATCACTTGATTAAAGTGGAGATAAAAATCTCGCATTTCAATCTGAGATATGGGGTGTGGGAAGGCTAATCGCCGAAACTCTGTCTCATTTTTATTAATTTTAAAGACATATGGAATCGTATACCTGCCTTTCTTTCTTTCACCTAGAATAACTCTTTGAGTCAATAACTTAGCTATGTCATTGGCCGTTTGGTATTTTACTACATTGTTATAAAAACCATCATTGGACACTATTATAGGTGTTTCATAAGGTATGGTTTCAGTTACCAGAACCCTATTAAAATCTTTTTTGTTAACTCTTACTTCCTTCTTTTTAGACAT